GCAACACACCCAGTATTAGCAGAAGCTGTTACACAGTTTCAAGCATTAGCATACAAAGAATTATTACCATCACAAGGACCAGTTAGAACACAGATCATCGGTATGCCAACTCCAGATAAAGAAGCACAAGCACTACGTGTTAAAGAATTTATGAATTATCAAATCATGTCAGAGATGAAAGAGTATGAGCCAGAGTTTGATCAAATGTTATTTTATTTACCACTGACAGGTTCAACATTTAAAAAAATTTATTACGATGAAATTATGCAGAGAACAGTTTCTAAATTTGTTTCTGCAGATGATTTAATTGTTCCGTATTCAGCTACCTCATTAGATGATGCGGAAACAATTATTCATGTTGTTAAAATATCTGAAAACGAATTAAGAAAGCAACAAGTCGCCGGATTCTACAGAGATGTCGAGTTGACACCTGGTCAAGGTGAAGAAACAGAGTCAGAGAAAAAAGAACGAGAACTAGATGGCATGAGTAAAAGCAGAGACCAACAAATGTTTACGTTGTTAGAGTGTCATGTAAATTTAGACATAGAAGGTTTTGAAGATACAGATACACAGGGACAGGCGACAGGTATCAAGTTGCCTTACATAGTTACACTTGAAGAAGGATCTCGTGAAGTATTATCTGTTAGAAGAAATTATGAAGTAGGTGATGCAGCAAAAGAAAAGATACAATATTTTGTTCATTTTAAATTTTTACCAGGTTTAGGTTTTTATGGTTTTGGTTTAATTCACATGATTGGTGGATTATCTAGAACTGCAACTGCAGCTTTAAGATCGCTTCTTGACGCTGGAACCTTTTCTAATCAGCCATCAGGATTCAAGATGCGTGGCATCAAGATGAGAGATGAAGCACAACCTATTCAACCAGGTGAGTTTAGAGATGTAGACGCACCAGGCGGTAATTTAAGAGACGCATTCATGCCTTTACCATTCAAAGAACCATCAGGTACATTGTTACAGTTGATGGGTATCGTGGTTCAGGCGGGACAAAGATTTGCCTCTATCGCTGACTTACAAGTCGGTGAAGGTAATCAACAAGCAGCTGTTGGTACAACTGTTGCTATGTTGGAAAGAGGATCCAGAACAATGTCAGCAATCCACAAAAGGTTATATGCTTCGATGAGAAGAGAGTTTAGTTTAATGGCTAGAGTCTTTAAACTTTACTTACCTCCAGTTTACCCGTATGATGTTGTTGGCGGTCAAAGACAAATCAAGCAATCTGATTTTGACGACCGCATAGATATACTGCCAGTTGCAGATCCCAATATCTTTAGCCAAACGCAAAGGATATCTTTAGCTCAAACTGAGATGCAATTGGCAGCATCTAATCCTGCTATTCACAACCAGTACGAAGTTTATAGAAACATGTACGAAGCATTAGGTGTGAAAGACATAGACTTAATTTTAAAAAGACCAGAGCAACCAATGCCAAAAGATCCAGCGCTAGAGCATATCGATGCATTAGCTGGTAAACCTTTTCAAGCGTTTCCAGGTCAAGACCACCAAGCACACATTACTGCACACTTAAACTTCATGGAAACAAACATGGTGAAGAATTCACCTGCAATCGGTGCTGCAATACAAAAAAATATATTAGAACATATTAGTTTAATGGCACAAGAACAGATTGAAATAGAGTTTAAACAAGAATTACCACAACTTGCACAGGCACAACAGATGGCCATGCAAAATCCACAGCTACAAATGCAGGTTAGAATGTTGACAGAGAAGATTGAAGCTAGAAAAGCTGTGCTGATATCAGAGATGATGAAAGATTTTGCTGAAGAAGAGAACAAAATTACGTCACAGTTTGGTAATGACCCTATCGCTGCACTAAGATCTAGAGAAATAGACCTACAAGCAAGAGAAAATCAGAGAAAAGAACGTGAAGGTAAGGAAAGATTAGACCTAGATCGTATGAAAGCGATGATGAACGATCAAAACCAAGACGAAAAGCTAGAACAGAACGAACAATTGTCTAAATTAAGAGCTGACACGTCTATTCAGAAGACTATTTTAAGTAAAACTATACCATCAACAGATAAAATACCTGATCAAGTATCAATTGTTAGAGGAGGAGAGTAAAATATATGGCATTTCCAATATTAGGTGCATTAAAACTTGCAGTAAACGCTGGTTCGCACATTTATAAGAAGAAAAAAGAAACACAAATGATGATGGCTAACGCACAAGCCAAACATGCAGAGAAAATGGCCTCTGGTGAACTAGAATATTCTGGTAAATTACTTGAGGCAAGACAATCGGACTGGAAAGACGAATTCGTATTGGTCGTTCTTACGCTCCCGATACTAGTGATTGCGTACGGGGTCTTCTCGGACGATCCGTCAGCGTCTGCAAAGATAAAAGAGTTCTTTGAACAGTTCCAACAGCTGCCAAGTTGGTTTACAAATTTATGGATCCTTGTCGTAGCGAGTATTTATGGTATAAAGGGAACGCAAATATTTAAAGGAGGAAAAAAATAATGCCAAATAGACTATACAACAAACAAGTTTCACCTAAAGGATACAAGATGGGTGGAAGAGTTAAAAAAATGGGTGGCGGAATGATGAAAAGAAAACCCATGATGAAAGGATCTAAACCTGATTTTTTAGATTTAGATAAAGACAACAATAAAACTGAGTCCATGAAATCTGCAGCAGCATCAGCTAAAAAAATGATGAAAGGTGGCAGAGTTAAAAAAATGGGTGGCGGAATGTCTAAGTTAAACCCAGGCCTTAGAAAATTTATGATGGCCAAGAAAAAAGGTAAGTAATGGCTGGTAAAGGTTTGTACGCAAACATTGCAGCTAAAAAAGCTAGAATCAAAGCTGGCTCTGGAGAGAAGATGAGAAAACGAGGAGCCAAAGGT